AGTCGAATCGGAGCCCTGTGCCTGGTGAGCCAAAGGCCACCACGCCTGCTTGCGCGCCCATGAACAACGCTCGAGCTGCCTCGATGTTGCTGCCGGCGCCCGCATCGTCAAAGCGGATCGCCGCTTTATGCGAATGCAAAACGACGTTGTTGTGCATACCCAAACCGCCCTTGAAGATAGGCGATTGGCGTCCCTCGGCTGTAGCGGCTGCCTTCTGGATTTCAAGCCAGTTGGAAGCGCCGGCCGCGGTTCGCAGATCGAACTCTTGAAACGGGTTCATCAGCAGAACGTAGTGTTCTTCGCCGTCGATCATCACCGGCTGAATCTGAGGGGTGCCTTGTGAGCCCCCGCCCATCATCACGGCCAGCGTTTTCGCGCGGTCGATGAGATCCGTATCCATGATGTCCGCAACTTCGATCGTCGCAAAGCTGACCGCATCGCCGCCCCACATCAAGTGCTCAGCATCGGGCGTCTGCAAGGCGTTGTTCGCAAAGCCCGTGTAGTTCGCCCCGAAAATGAACTCGGAGTTGGAGCCGCGTGTGCCTGACAGATACATGAAGAACAGTTCATCGAATACCCGGCCCCACCATTCGGATTGGCGTCGGCGCGAGATCCTGCGTAGATCGTGAACAGTCCGCTTGCGCGTCATGCGCCCGCCGGTGTTCACCCCTCCGCGCATTTGGTCGATGTACACTTGGTCGGTGTAAAATTGCAGATTTTCTTCGGTACCTTCCTGAACATCGTCCCCCTCGATTGGGGTTTGACGCAGCTGCATGATCAGATCGAACGTGATCTGTTCACCGGCGTCATTCTCCAATTCCGGAAGCATCTGGATAGGCATTCCAGACTCAGGGCCAACGCCCATGAATTTCCGGTTGAAGTACGAGATTCTGGCGGTATCGACGGCAAGAAAAGCTGAGAATCGCTTTACTGCTTTCGGATCATTCAATCCGATTATCGTCCTGGCCATTGAGTAACCTCCGGTTGTGTTTCCGGCCGGTCAGTCACTCGTGCGACCCAGACTAGCTATTTCAGGTTTGAACCTGTGCTGTGCGTTTTACTACATTCGCTACCTGTCCGTCGAGAAGGAATTGCGCATCTTCATGCGCAACGACCTCCAAACGGGCTCTGCGCCCCTTCTTTTCGCGGAGCGTCATGCGCAACATTCCGGCGCCTCCGCGTAGTGCTTCCGCGGGCAGTTTGGACATATCCACCAGCAGCGTCTCGCCGGTTCGGATATCTAGGAAGCACGTAGCCATTTACATTCCTGCCCGCAAATACTTGTCCTGTTGCGCGTCTGTCAGCTTCGCCAGCGCAGCCTCGAGCTCAATGCCGTTCAGCGCATCCAGGGCCGAGAACTCGTCCTCGCCACCAGGGTTCTCGCTTGCGGCCGGCGCGTTGGCCAGCGTGGTCGGTACGGCCGCGCGAGCGGCGGCCGCTCCCTGAGCTCGCGCCTGGCCCTTGCCCGCGATTGCAGCCGCGGCCTGCTGCTGTGGAGTCCCAGCGTTATCGGCCGGGTTCTCCGCGGTGGCTTGAGCCGGCGTGATCTGCTCGAGCACGGCCCGTCTGGCTGTCTCGAGGTACCACGCATGACTGGATCCGACATTCTCCGCGACCGCGTAGAGCTCCTGCAGAGCGGCCTGGAATGCGCCGGTCATAATCGGGTTCTGGAACTCGGTGTTCGCGCTCATAAACTGAGCAACGCTGCCGTTCCAATCCGTCTCAACGAGCGCCGCGTTGGCGTTCTGCAGGATCATCTGCTCGCGCTGATCGGCAACGAGCTCCTGGCGCCCATTGTTGAGCGCCCGCGTCTCCCGCATGAACTCGGCAATCTGGATGTCGCCGGCGTCGAGTTTCGTTTCGAGCGCGGTGAGTGCTTCATCCACCGTGGCAATCGTCGCGTCAATGTCGGGCTCAAACTGCCGGGACGCGCGAATCTCAGTGTTCGCCTGGAAGCCGCGCGGTACCTCGGGCTCGGCATTCGGCGGGGTGCCACTGGTTGCGTCGTCGTCGTCAGCTGACGCGGCGGCTGCAGCTGCGTCGTCGGGAGTGTCGCCAGGGGCGGCGTCCGCATCTTTGGGCTGATCTTCGGCGTTGGGGAGGCCAGAATTTTCAGCATCCGGATCCGGCGCACCGCCCCCAGCAACTTGGTCGCCGCCCTCGCCATCGTCTGCGAGTGCGGCTTGTTCTGCTTCCGACAATCCGGGCTTTACGTCCGCGAAATCGTCGGGTGGGGCTGCGATATCTTCTGCGCTAGTGCTCATGGTGCGTTCTCCTTCACTCTTGCGAAGCTGAGTTTGCGTTTTGCTCGGCCTCTCGTTCGGCTTCTTCCTCTTGCGGGGTGAACACCGTCTCAGGGTCGAGCGTTTGGGCCGGGGTGCCAGCGGCGGCTGCCGGTGCGACATCCCCTCCTGTCTCAAAGCTGTCCATCAGTACATCGACAGCTCTAGCCAGATTCTTGTCGCCTTTCAGACTTGCGACGATCTCAACGGCAGCGAGCATCGTTGCGCTGCGCGTCTCTGCGGCCGTGGCTTCTGCTCCAGCGGCTTCGGCTTGGTTCCGTGCCGCGGTGCCTTGTTTGGCGGCTGTGCCGGCCTCAGTCTCGGCGTTTGCACGTTCCTCATCCTCTTGGGCCTTGGCGTCGTTCTCGGCCTCGATCTCATCGCGGTTTGGATCGTCCGGATCGGTCTGGCCGTTGATTCGACGGATCCGCCGGACAATCTCATCCTTGCCATGGACATCTGAGAGCTCTACCACCAGGTCGAGGATCTGCATGGTGACTTCTGGATCCAGGCGCGTGGTCATTTCCATCAGCTGATCGAACATCGCGAGGCGCATGGATTCGCGGAAGTCCTGAGTATCGACAATGAAATCAGCGGCGCTTTCGGTGATGGGGTTGTCGATCTTGGGCATCCCGTTCTCATCGAAGCCCAAAGTGTTGATGCTGCTGAACTCCGCTCGGCCGCGGTCGTTCACAATCCGGATCTTCTTGGGCTCCGCGTAGAACTGCTCTATCAGCGACAGCTCAATTTCGCCCTGGCATTGGATCGATTCGCGCAGATTGTCGAACAGCAGCGCGGTCACAACGGACCCCTGCACTTGGCGCAAGTTGATCGCGGTGCCGCTCGATACGTTGTTGATCTCGCCAAGGTTTTCCTCTGTGACACCGGACGTGTCAGCAAGGAATTGCATATCGAGCTCCATCAGTGTGATGTGCTCGGCAGCCAGGGACAGCTCGCGGTTGATCTCAAACTGAGCGCCGCGGCGGTGTTTGATTACGCCATCAGGGCGCGCGGCCTCTGCGATCGCTTCGTCCCAATCATCGAAGGCATCTTCCTCCGCGATGATCTGGTTCGTGGACATAATGAACAGCGCCTTGGATTTGCGCTTGTTCAGATCCTCTTGCGCATCGCGCATGTTCCGGATCGGGCCGTAGGGCATCCCGTCGCGGTCCCGCCGATAGCACCAGATCGGAATGAACGGATAGCGTTTGTGGTTGTACGGCGACTCCTGATCCATCAGCAAAAAGTCGCCGGTGAACATGGCGACAAAGATTTGCGTCTGGATAGCGTCGTAGGTCGTGGCCAGCCCCGCCTCGACCATGGCGGCCATCGTCTCGTCCTCGCCGTTGAACACCTGGCCGTCGAGCTCGTTGAACTTCGCCTGGATATCGTCGCCCACACCAGGGAACCGGGTGCCTTTGAACAGGGTGGCTTTCTTCGGCATCTGGTACCAGCACTCGATTACTCGATTGCGTTTGCGCCGGTTGCCGATGGTGAACGAGGTGTCGAACTGTGAACGGCCGTAACCGAGAAACGCATTGCCGTTGGAGTCTCGGAATAGCGGCGTGAACCCGGTCGGCTCGTCGTCGTCGTCCTGCCACTGACCGTTGTGGAACTGGTCGGACCTCGAGGCGCGTTCGATGGCGCTCGCGCGATCGGGGATCATGGCCTTGAGAATGTCTGTGTCGATCCACTTCGACCGGAACAGATAGCGGGCATCCGATAGATCCGTTTCCTTGGCCAGATGGTCCCACCACATATTCCGCCAATGCTCGAAACGGTTGAACAGCGGTTCCTCGGTAGGATCTGACCGGATGCCCGTCTCGATCCAGCCAACGCCGGCCTTCACCGCATCGCCCCACGCGCGCGAGCGGGAGAACTGCGTTTTGTTTACGTCGCTAACGTACTTGAGTAGCTGGGTCTTTGTGATCGCTGACTCTACATCGTCGTCCTCTCGAGGATGGATCTTGTAGTCAACGCGCGTTCGGCGCTCGGTACCCAACAGCCAGTTGATGTGCTGGGCCGTCTTGTTGTGAACGGCCGGATGCTGACCGCGCTCCTGGACCGTCTTTGCGTCCTCCGCTCGCCACTGTTCGCCGTCATAGAAACCAGCGTCGATCGCCTGCTCCATCCGGTTTTCCGAATGCGCTTGGCGGGTTTCGTGCCACCACTGTTTGAGCTTGGACAGCTTCTTTTTCGAGTCGGGGCTGTCGAGATCGTGGATCCCTTGCGTCGGGTCCGCCGCCGGCCCGTTGAGCTCGAAATCGAGATCAACCACGCGGTCGCGGTTCACCTGCATTTCCTCAAACGATACGGCCATCAGTGAACCTCTACGTCGATTGTCTCGCCACCGATGTTGCCGTGGACGTGGCCGGCAAACTCATCGTTGGACCCGGCCCACGGTTTCATGTTGATCAGTTCCTCGAGCGTTTCCAGAATCGCCTCTGCGACCTTGAAGCGCGTTTGCACGCTGCTGCTCAGATGCAACATATCCACGATCTTGGATGTCGCTACGGTCATGTACTTGGAGTGCGAGTCGTGGTCGTCAACGTACTTCCAGGCGCTCGATAGCATGATGATCCAGGCGGATCTAACCGATGAGCGTTTGGGGCGCGCGATAACGATTGCCGGTTCGTTCTCGGACCCTATCTCGTGGGGGTTGGGATTGACGTACTGCAGGCGCAGCACGAACTCGTTGTAGTTCTTCTCGCGGACAATGGTTTCGCGATTCATCGGGGATCCGGTATCCGCACAAGGCCGGACGCCTGCTCATCGAATACCGTGAACTTACCCAGCCCGCCGCTCGCTGCAGGGATAGCCTTCACGCTACCTTGCTTGTTGAAAACCTTGTTGTACGCCGCTTTCATCTTCGCGCGGCGTCGCGCGCAACCGGAACACGCCACTATCTGAGCCCTCCGCCGAAACCTCCGGTGAAACCTCCGCCGCTAAGCAGCGGGCCGCGCGCTCGACCACCGAGAGGCGATGCCGTGTTCGCCGTTCGCGCGGGCGCCGCGGTCGGCGGCGGGGCGACTGCTGCCGCTCGCGGTGCCGGTGCCAGGGCCGCTGTTGGGGGAGGGGGGAGCGGTTCGCCGGGGCCACCAGGGAAATTCGTAGGGCCGCCGCCTGGCGGGCCGAATTGGCCGAAATCGCGGCTGCCTCGCGCGATCAGTTCTTGGCCTTGTTGCTGCACTCTGGCCTGACCGGCAAGGTTGGCGTCTCGGATCGCGTCGAACTTCCGCTTGAAGTCGGCAACGAAGGGGTATCCAAAAGCAACACCGCCGCTGCCCTGTCCTACAACCGCTAAAGTCGGCATAGCGTGATCTCCTGCTCACGCCTCCCCAAGCGAAGAAGCGTGAATTTAACGATTTCAGATAGCGATGTCGATGCAAGCCTCCAAGGCCCAACCCGTATGCACTTCGTCGCGCAAGATATCTGGCCGGATAACCTTGAGGTACTTTTCGATGTTCCGCCGCTCCATTGGGTCGGGAGCTCGGCCGCTGAGCACTTCCACGCGAACGAGCTTCGCAAAGTCGTCAATGTGGAGCACAAAGCGGCCAAGCCGCTTGCTCTCTCGGGCTTTGCTCTTGATCAGCATTCAGCGTTTACGGCTGGGGCGCGTCGCCTTCCGTCGGCTGGACTGACTCGCCTTCACCGCTCGCAGCCGTTTCTTGGCCGCCGCCTTGGTCGGGCTCGTCCCCGCTACGTTCTTGATCTTGTACCGGCTCCCCTGCTTCCGAATCGGCATCGTCTACCTCCGGTTTCTTGTATCCCGCCGCCGCCTCGGCTTGGCGCTTGCGGCGCAACAGCGTTTCGTAGTTGCGCTGGGCCACGTCTCCAACAGCCTCCCCCAACAGATCGTCCGTTGCCTCCACGTCATAGGCGCTGATCTCAACGGCCGTCGAGTTGCTGTCCGGCACTGGCCAGCCGACGAGCTGGCCGCATTCGGGGCAGCCGTCGCCTATCGTGACCGTTGGGCCTCGCGCCCCGCATTTATCACAAGTGTTCATTCTCACATCCTCCGGAAATGGCCTCAAAAGGCCGTTGTGCTCATTCGGGATCCGAACAAGCGATGTCGAGTAGCGGGGGTCTACGGCCGGCTGGGTCGCGAGTTTCTAGGTTTGATAGCCCCGCCTTTGCCTTTTCGGACGGTTTTGTTTCGGCTTCGACCTTTTGGAAGGCTGGCTTTTCGTTGGCTTCGTTTTGCGGGCATTTCTGAACTCCATTGTCAGATGGCCATTGCGTTTCGTGCTCGTCCCTGCCGTTGCTGGCGGGATTTGTCACCGTGCTTCTCTGCTTGTGGTTGGCGGTAGCCTACTGCAAATTGCTCGAATGCTTTAGCGCCGTGACTGAATTTGTCGTGCAGCGGGGTTTCTTTCCAGCAGCCCAGCTTGTCGTCCCATTCTTTTCGGTACCCATCGAGCGCCGCGACGCCATCGACGCAATTCTCGGCGTCGATCCAGCAGCTCGAGAGGATCCCGCGCACCGCGTTGTAGCCATCGCTCTCCTGCTGGATCCGGTCGAGCACAACCATGTTGCGTAGGCCGGCATCCCAAAACAGATCGTATTTCGATTTCGTGGCCATGAGCGTTTGGTCAGCGTCGTGCGGCATGTAGTGTTTGCCCCAAATGTCGTAGTCCCACTTGCCCATCTGGCCAACGTAGTAGCTAGGCGGCTCACCGGAGCTTTCAAAAAACCGGATGAATCGGTGCTCAGTGCCAATGTGCTGCATACACCAGATGCTCGTCGCGTCGCCACCCAAGTCCCAGAACGTATGAACCGGAAACTCGGGCATGTATGGCACGATCCGGATCCGCTTTTCCGCGCGCATCTTTCCCATCTGGCGCTTGTAGTACGCGCCCTCAAGGCTCTGCTCAAACGCTTCCTCGGGCGTGGAGGGGTACTCACGCTTCATATCGTCAAGCTGGATCTCCGATTTTTTCGAGTACCAGAACTTCTGCTCGAGCGAGAGGTAGATCCCCTGTTCCGTTTCGAGCTCAGAGAAGTATTCGCGCATCCCACCATCGAGGGTCGGGGGGTTGGCGGGGTCGAATCGCAGCACGTACAGCGGGTTTTTCCACCAGGGGAAGAAATGAAACTCAAAGTCGAGCGCCGTCAGCGGCGTCTTGAGTTGCTTGGCTTTCATCGAGGTATTGCACAGCTCGAAAAAGTGGCCGGTCTTGCCCTCGGCCGTAGACTCAATCGCGATGAACTGGCCGGCGTGAACCGTGTTGAGCGCGCCGGTGCGTACCTCGCGCGCCTTCTCGGGCGTCTTGGCGCATAGCTTCCCGTACTCCGACACATGCAGATAGTTCAGGGTGCCGGATCGGAGGCTGGTACCTACCCGAATTGATGATTTATTGCCGAAAACCAGCTCGTTTGTGGAGTCTCGATTCGCTGGATTTTGGGCGATTATCTGCTCTGGAAGGCTGTCGTAGGGGTATTTCACCTTGTCGCGGAAGATCACGGCCGCATCTTCCCGGTTGTGGGCGATGATTCCGGC